CGTGGACCTACAACTCCACAAAGTCCAGCGACAGCCCCGGCGGCTCACGCGAATCGGCTTGCGCCGACCCTGGGGAGGGAAGCCCCACGTCCGCAGTCGCGCACTGCAGGAATTTCCTTTGTTTGAACGCCCTCAAGTGATCGATCAAGGTCACGATCCTTGGTTCTTCTGTGAAGGCCACGGTATCCCACACCGGACCGGCGTCGTCCTCAAGCCACAACTTTTCTTTTGTCTTTTCGTACCATGCGTCGGCGAGGACTTTCAGGATATTGTCTTCCACGCATGGTTTCTCTTTTCTGAGCGCCTGCTGGATCGGGACGCTCACTCCGTCGAAGGCTCTGCGTACCACCAGTCTTTGTGGTACATAACCGTTCGACCTCAGCCTGGCTACTCGTTCTGAGATGTAGCAAACCTCTTCACCGCGCGTCAAATCGTAACCTGCAGGCTTGGTTACTACGGGGAAGGGGTTAGGTGTCGAGGTGGTGCCCGACGGTCGGAAAGTGAGTTCCCGTCGATACCTCCAAAGTTCACGCAAGAACTTTGGAGGTACGGGGCCCTGAATCTTCGGCCAGGCGCGTTTTATCGATAATGCCCACTTGGGGAGCATCTGCCGGAACGAAGACGGCTTGCAAACCGAGTCAGCGATAAAGCCGACTGGATCACTTACCTCACGATCCCACTCCAACACCGACACATTAGTTTTCTTTTGCTTTCTCCCTTGGAAAAAGGCCGTGGAGTTGACCTCCGCCCAGTCGGGAGATACCATCGTCTTGTCCTCGTTGACAACAAGGCCGGCTAGCGACCCATGGTGGACAACACCGGCAAGTACTCCGGAAGAGCTGTTGAACTCCCGGAGAAGCAAGTCATCGCCGTTGATGAGACAACGATGAACCCGGAATTTCTTCCAGGACGTTTCCCCCCGTTGAACACAATCGGAGAGAGCGAGATCAACGCAAGCTTTGTTGATCAAACAAAGCAAAGGGAAGCTCATCTTGCTTCCCATAGGTTGACCTCTCACCGCCGCGGGACCGTCCTCGGAGAACCTAAGTTCACCGACAACATCAAGACAGCGGATCTCTTCGGCCGAAAGGCCAAGGGCTTTTTCTTTTAGTACAGCAATCATGGTGCGACAATACTCACTCCGGATATTGTCGGTTGCGTTCTTGTAATCGACAGAGACGAAGTCCCCATCGCCATTCAATCGCTGTACCTGCTCATCGGTAGGGCTCCCGACAAGCAGCCATCCTTCCCTTTGGAACGACGCATACAAGGCGTCGTGCAAGGGAGAGAGTACCTCAGAATTGTAACCGCTGTAAACGGTTACAATCCGGTTCTTACTGGAAGTGAAGACGCTCTCAACGCGGCACGACCGCGAAAAGTCTTCAGCTCTCCAGGATCCTCCCTCCCTACGTGTATGGTGGAGCGTCGCACTACCCGTCGGAAAGTACGGATAGTGTCCCAGGTTCCAGCCGCGTCGTACGTTGCAAGACACGGCTTTCTTAAACCTCGCCAGATGCTCCCTATCCAGCGGAGGGGTTGAGCGAAAC